GAATTATCAAATGAATTGGATGCAATTAAATCTGCAAACAAATCTGATGAATTACAGAAAAAATTTGCAGATCTTGAAAGTTCAATAAATGCAATAAAAGAAAACGCAAAAACAAATGCACCTGTTGCAAAAAAATCAATCAAAGATATGATTGTTGAAAAGGCAGATGCATTAAAAAAACTAATATCCCAAAAATCAGGGGTTGTTTCTTTGTCTTTAAAAGCAAAGGAAATCAATCCGCCAAGTTTAGGTGCAAACAGGGGTGAAGTTTATGGCCAATTAATCAATGAAACGTTTGATATTCCGTACAGATCAGAAACGAGAATTACAGATTTATTCAGACGTACAAACGTTGATACAGAGTACATCAAATACAGAGAACAAAAAAGTGTAACAAGGGATGCAGGGGTTGTTGTAAATTGTGCGACAAACACAACAACAACAGATGTTGAATGGCAAACACGTACAGTTCAAATTGCAAAAGTTCGTGATTATGTTGATGTGTGTATTGATATGATGGATGATTACAGTTTTGTAACATCTGAAATTGAAAATCTTGTATCATCATCAATCAGATTAAAGGCAGACAGTGCAGTTTTACAGGGTACATCAGATATTGTTTCAATTGATTCAATCAGTTCTGTGTTTGATCCTGCAAACGTATTGGCACCATTTACAGGGGCATTTTCATCATCAACATTGGCCGAATTAACAGGTGCAATGAAAGCACAAATTTATACGTTTGGGCAGGAAATGGCATATGATGCAGATACAATCATTATGAATTACAATGATTGGGTTAAATTCATGCATGCAAAAAATTCAGAAGGTGATTATTTATTGCCAAACTTTGTTGCCAATGGTGATTCAGTTTTGAATGGAATGCAGGTAATTACATCACCGTTGGTTTCACCAAATTCACTTTATGTTTTGGATTCTACAAAGGGCCAAATTTTAGACAGACAAGGTGTAACGGTTGATTTTAGTTATGAAAACAATGATAATTTTGAACATGAAATTGTTACTGTTAAAGCATTACAAAGAATCCAATTTTTTGTGCCAAAAGTTCATGAAGATGCATTTATGAAATGTACTGATATTGCAACGGCATTAACTGCAATCACAAAATAAATATTTGTTTAACAGATTAAAACAATCATTATGAAATTAAAAATATTAAAAGATTGGGGAACGTTAAAAAAGGATCAAATTATTGATTCAAACGGCAACACATCACAATATTTGTTATCAAATGGGATTGCCAGTATGGCACCAAATGATGATTGCATTGGTGATTGTGATGATCATGCAGAAAACGAATGTGAGGGGTGCAAATCAAAAAAGAAAAAACGCAGTGCAGGAAATAAAGTTGTTGGAAAAATTGTTGAATCAACAGATCCAAAACCAAAAACTGCACCTGTTGTTAAAAAAAAGGTGGCACCATCAAAAGTGAAAGCAAAAAAATCAATTAAAAAAACTGCATCAAATAAAAAATGATGCAGTTATAAAACCATAATATTACAATGGCAAACGTTTTAAATATCACATACGCAGATTTTGGCAAGGGTAAATGGGAATTGGCAACAGGCATTTATGAGCAACAAAAAATCAACGGTTACATTGATCTGTACACAAACAGGTTGTTGGCAGAATTGTTGGGTGTTGATCTGTATAATTTGTTTGTGGCGGATTTAGATCCATTAACTTTTGTACCACAGGATCCAAAGTATTTGGCAATTTACAATGCATTTATGCATGAAAGTGGCACATGTAATATTATTATCAGTGATGGTATGGTTGATATGATCAAAGGATTCATTTATTTTGAATACTTAAAAGATCAGATAAATCAGGTTTGGGTATCAGGAAATGTTGCACCTGTTGGCGAGAATAGCAAAAATATTTCAACACTATCACAACAGATTTATACACGTTATAATCAGGGAGTGTTTACGTATCATGCAATTCAACAATACATTTGTGATAATTCCAGTGATTACCCACATTACAATGGGCATAAAAAATTAACAACGTATTGGATATGATTGATGCAACCGTTGAAATACAGGAAATTATTGATCACATCAACAATAAAATTGATGGTGAATACAATGCAACAGATGGTAAAACATATTTTTGCCATACAAAATGGGCCAGAGTTGGTAAAACAATTACTGATTCCAATGGTGTTGTGTTTCTGATCAATGATGTATCTGTTGATGAATGGATAATTGCAACACAGTTGGTTGAAACAGATCCTGTAATTAATTTGGATGGTATTTGCACATTGCAAAAACCGTTTTTTATTACAGGTACAAAGTTGGCAACAAACCGTGAATGGACTATTGCAACAAATAATTTAGAGGAAAAATTGCCGTTGATTTGGTTACTGGAAATAATCAGTGAAACAGGATACGGCAGGGAATCCGCCATTGAACGTGATATTGTTACAAATCTGTTTTTTTTAGATGAAACGGATCCATCACAGTATTACACGGCAGATCACCGTAAACAAGTGGTTACACCAATGGGAAATTTGATGCAGGAATTTATTAAAACGGTTGAAAGTTTAAGAATGTACAAAACTGTTGATGAATATACATACAAAACATTTTCACGTTTTGGTGTTGAAACGGATCAGGGTGCAGTTGAAAACATATTGGATGCCAATTTATCAGGTGTTTCATTAAATATTACGTTGAGTAAATACCGTGCAAATTGTAAATGTTAAACAGAATTAAAATAAATTAATAATAATTAAAAAAATAAACATATGAAATCATGTGATTGTAATGCAGGTTTAAGTAACACAGGCGTACCAAACTGTGTACCTGTTCAAGGAATAACAAGTTCCTTAATTTTAGTGCCTTTAATGGCAAATGATGGTACAAAAAACGGTATTGATTTAAGTGCATCAATACCAACATGGAGTGATTACGTAAATGAGGCGGATGCATCAAAACGTTGGTTTCCATTACCTAAATTTGAAAACGTTGAATTACCAAAGGCGGATTCATTATTTGAAGAGGCAAACAGTGGCCGTAAAGCATATTTACGACAAGGTGTGAGATCCTTTGCAGGTGAATTATGGCAGGATGATTCAACACCAACATTTTTGGGAAAATTGCAGGCATCACGTTGTGTGCAGTTTGGAATTTACATTGTTGATGTTGAGGGTGATTTGATTGGATCAGAGGTAAACGGATTTTTATACCCAATACCAGTGGATAATGATTCATGGGATCCAAAATTTATGTTTGCAACAGATTCAACAGTTCAAAAAATCATGTTAGGTTTTGATTTCAACAGATTGTTTGATGAATCAACAATGAAAATGATCACGGCAGAGGAATCAGGTATTGATTTTAACAGTTTAGAGGGTTTATTGGATGTTGAATTATCAGTTGCCAGTGCAACAACAACGGCAATTACCGTATCTGCAAATTTAGATTACGGAACGGCATACAATCCAATTCTGTACAAAGGTGCAACGGCATCATCAGATTGGTTATTGGAAAATGTTGATGCAGGCACAACGGTAACAATTGATGCAGTTACAGAGGGGCCTGATGGCACGTACATTGTTGATTATACCAGTGCAGGATTGGCATCAGGTGTAAACCTTAAATTATCAGTTGCAAAAACTGGATTTGAGGGGCATGTTAATACTATAACTGCATAAAATTATGGGAAAAACAGAATATATCACGGTTGGAAAAACCACATTCAGGGTTGATGTTTTAAAAGATTTAACACAAAAGGATGCAATAAAACAATTTCATTATTTGAATAGTGAAACAGTAAAACAGGCATACAAATTGTGCAATCCTAAAAAAGTAAACAGGAAATCAGTGAAAAAATCTGTTTAACTTATGGTTTTAAATATTAAAAGGGGATGTATTTGTTTACATCCCTTTTTTTTATTATATAAAAAACCTTAAATTTTCGTAAATTTGAAATATGATTGGCAATACATTGGTTGAAACGCATTTAAAAAAGGCATTAACATTGGATGATGCATTGGCATGGTATGAGGCAAACACACCGCAAATTAAAAAATTGGTGTTGGATCTTATCAGGCAGGATCAGTTGTTTGAACGTGGTGTGAATAAATTTGATGAAGTGATTGGCCTGTATTCACCGTTTACGGAACAGATAAATCCAATAAAACGTGCAGGAACACCGTACACATTAAAGGATACAGGTGCGTTTTATCAATCAATGTTTATTACTGTGTTAAAAGATAGCATTTTAATCAATGCAGATGCATCAGTAATGCAGGATCAATCATGGTGGAACACAAATATTTTAGGATTGGATGAACAGAATTTGGAAATATATGCGGAACAGATCAGGCAACAGTACATTAAATACGCACGTAAAATATTGGGAATCAATTGATGAAATGCCAATGTATAACTGGCAGAAATGCAGTGATGGGTTTTTAAAATATGTTACAATTGATCTGATTAATGATGAAAAAAACAACCAAATACAATATGATAAATTGTATGATCAGTATTTGGTACGGTTTGGTTTATCAAAAGAGTTTGAACGTTACATGAATTTGTTGCGTAAAAAAGCAAAATTACAATGTGATTATGTTCAAACAAATAAACGTTTTAAATTAACAGAAATTGAAATTGTTGATGCAAAAATTGAACGTTTAAACATAAATTTTGGTGATGGTAAAAGCATTGAAACAACGGTTTTACATTTATCAAAATGGTTGGGGTTTAAAGTAAATTTAAAAGAAACAACAGTTGTTGAATATTATACAATAATACAAGAATATGGCAAGTGGGCAAATAAAAAGGAGTGATATTGCAGAGGCAGATTTGTACAAAGAAATCAGGGATTCCGCAAAAAAAACATTAACTGAATTGGATAAAATGAATGTTGGGTTGAAAAAAACCGCAACAACAATATCCAAAACATTAAATTCATCACTGAAAAAATCAACAGAGGGCATCAACAAAATGAGTAAAGCCGTTGCACAAGCGGATGCCACAATGAAACAATCAGTTCAGGTTGATAAAGCAAAGGCACAGGCCACAAAGGCCCAAATTCAGGCGGAACGTGAATTGGAACGGTTGCAACAGGATAAAATTCGCACATCCAAAATGGAATCACAGGAAAAGGAACGTTTATTGAAACAACAACAGAGGCAAAAAAAGTTGATGGATCAGGAAACAAATGCATACAAAAAATTGGTTAAGGCAACACGTGATCAAAAAAATGAATCAAAACGTTTGGGTGCAGAATTGTTAAAATTAGAACAGGCAGGAAAAAAGAACACAAAAGAATACAGAAAACTGCAAATGCAGTACGACAAAGTTACGAGATCAGCACGTGCAGGTGATAAACAATTGAAAAAATTGGATAAAACTGTTGGTGATAATTTCAGGAACGTTGGTAATTACCGCAGTGCATTGGGCAAATTACAGGGTGCATTTGCATCATTGGGTATTGCAATGGGCGGTGCAATGGTGATCAGAAACGTGTTTGATACTGTGAAAAAATTTGATCAGGCAACCGCAAATTTGGCATCAGTATTGGGTGTATCACGTGAACAAATGAAAGGTTTAACGGATGATGCAATGAAATACGGATCAACAACACGTTTTACCGCAGAAGAAGTTGCAAACCTGCAAACGGAATTTGCAAAATTAGGTTTTACACAGGATGAAATTAAAAATGTTACAGAGGCAACATTGAATTTGGCCAGTGCAACAGGCACAGATTTGGCCGAATCTGCAACAGTTGTTGGTGCAACAGTGCGTGGTTTTGGTTTATCAACGGAACAAACTGCACGTGTTACGGATGTAATGAGTAAATCATTTTCCAGTTCATCATTGGATATGCAAAAATTCAGTACGGCAATGGGTAATGTTGCACCTGTTGCAAAAAATGCAGGTTTAAACATTGAGGAAACAACCGCATTGTTGGGTACATTAACAGATAACGGAATTGATGCATCAACCGCAGGTACAGGATTGCGTAACGTGTTTTTGGAATTAACAAAACAGGGCCTAACATTTGAACAGGCCATGAACATGATCCAAAACAGTACAGATAAAAATGCAACGGCATTGGAATTGTTCGGAAAACGAGGTGCAACCATTGGTACAGTGTTGGCAGATAATACATACAACATTGAAACATTAACCAATGCATTGTATGATTCCGCAGGTGCAACACAGATCATGGCGGATATGCAATTGGATACATTGGGCGGATCATTGGATTTATTAACATCTGCATGGGATGGTTACATTTTAAAAGCAAATGAGGCAGGCGGTGTTGGTGATATGATGAAAAATGGCATCAAATTTTTGGCAGATAATTTGGAAACAATTTTGGATGTTGTTGTTGGTTTAACAAAGGCATGGATTCAATATAAAATTGTTGTTGGTTTATCATCACAGGCAAACAGATTAATGGGATCATCAATGAAATTGATGGGTACACAATCAGGTATAATGGCCAAAGGTTTAACATTAGCAAAATCAGGTATTGCAGGTTTAAAAGCAGGTTTTGCATCATTAGGCAAGGCATTACAGGCAAACATATTTGGCATCATTATATTGGCCCTGTACAAATTATATGAGGCAATGAACGTTGTAAATACTGAATCTGAACAGATGGAAGAAATCAACGGCAGATTGCAACAGGCATCCGCAGATTCCGCAGTAAAATTGGAACAGGAAACAGTGCAGTTGGATGTATTGGTTGGTGCCATAAAATCTGCAAACAAAACCAATGGTGAACGTGAAAAACTGATTGATGATTTAAATAAAAAGTACGGCACAACACTGGAAAACATACAGGATGAAACAAAGTTTTTAAAGGAATTGGATATTGTTCAAAATCAAATTATGGATAATATCAGAAAAAAAATAAAACTGGATGAAACACGTACAAAATTTGGAATTTTAGCATCAGAAATTGCAAAGTTAGAAACGGAACAATTAAAATTACAGGTTGGTGTGCAGGAGGCATGGGGCCAAAATGCATTCACTGAATTTTTGCAGGGGTTTGGTGATTATGAAAATACACGTGGAATTTTAAAGGAACAGGCAAACCAAAATGATAAAGTTTTGGACAGGTTGAACGCACAAAAATCCAAAATAAAGGATGAATTGATTGAGTTGATGAAACAACAAGCAACGGCACAGGTGCAGGAATCAAAAACCACAACAGGTACAGGATCAGACAAAGACAAACCAAAGAAAACAAGAACAAAACGAAATCCTGTAAATGTTGATTTAAAAGATCAATTGGATCTGTACAAAGAAATTTTAAAAGTACGTGAACAGATCAGATCAATGAATGCAGGTTTACGTGATACTGCACGTGAACGTGAAATTGCGGATTTGGATAAACTGATTGAACAGGAATTGGAAATTATTGAATTACGCATGCAACGTGGCCAAAATATTGATACAAATATTACTGATGCATCTGCATTGGTAAATTTATCAGGTACACGGCAAATTGAAGATGTTGAAGCGGATGCAAAAGAGGAAATACGTGTATTAACAAACAAACACAATGAACGTTTTATTCTGTTGAATAATGCCCTAAAAAAAGAATATGAAACAAAAAAGGCATCCGATAAAATCAACAAAAAAGAATTGGCACAATTGGAAATTAATTTTAAAGAACGTAAAGATGATTTGGCGGTTGAGGAAGTGGCAAACAGAAAGGTTTTAAATAAACAAATTGCAGTTATTGAACAAGAGAGTGCAGATGAAATTGTTGATATTAATGCAACAACCAATCAACGTTTAAAAGAAATTGATGAATTGCGTTTGGTTGGATATGATGCAATTCAGGAACGCAGGGTGAAAATTTTTGAAAATAGTTTATTGGCATCCAAAAAAACTGATCAGGAAATTGCAAAGGAAATGAATGAATTTAATATTAAAATATTAGAGGAACGCATTGCAGAGTATAAAAAATACGGCAAAGATACATTGGATTTGGAAATTGAATTAAACAAATTAAAACGTAAAACCATTGAGGATGAAAACAAGGCACAAATAAAATCACAAAAAGATTTATTGGATGATCAGATTGCAATTATTCAATCATTAACGGATGCATTTACATTTTTTGCAGATAAAAGGATTGCCAAAATTGATGAGGAAATAAACAAGGCACAGGAACGGTATAATACATATCAGGAATTGGCAAAAAATGGCAACATTCAGGCCCAACAATCATTGGCAACAGAGGCAAAATTGATTGCCGAAAGTAACAGGAAAAAAGAACAAATGGAAAAACGCAAACAACGTATTGCATTGGCATCTGATGCATTACAGGCATATTTGCGAAACAGTGAGGATCCAAATGTTGATAACCCATTGTTGAAAACGTTTACAGATATTACACTATTAACCCAATTTATTCAAAATTTACCGTTTTTTGAGGATGGTATTGAAGATACAGGCAAACATGGAAATGGTGTTGATGGCAGGGGCGGATTTCATGCAATCCTGCATCCAAATGAACGTGTTTTGACAAAGAAACAAAACAAATTAATTGGCAATATTTCAAATGATGATTTGGCCCAATTAGCATTGAGGCACAACACTGGTATGATTGATCCTGCAATTCATCAAACAATTATTGCAAAATCAGATGAACGTGTTGTTGAACGTTTGGATTCATTGGAAAAAACAATTAAAAACAAACCTGTTTCAAATATTGAGTTGGAACGCATAATTGATGGTGCAATGCAGGTTGTTAAAACCACAACAAAGGGCAAAAAAATAATTTATAACAGATACAAAATAAATTAAATGAAACATTTTTTAAATGATATTGAGGTTTCACCACGTAATGTTTTGCAATTTGGTTTAACATCAAATTTTGGCGGTGATCCATCCATTCTGCAAATTGATGCAGATAAAATCATTTTGCCACGTGAGGGTTTGCAGATCATTCAAAATTGGATTGCAACACAGGGATTGTTTGAGGGCATACCATACCGCATTGAAATGGGCAACAGTATATCATTGGAATATTATGTTGATTTAACAGAAACGGCCATTATTCGTGATCATGAAATTGAGGTTAAAATTAAAAAACGTAATGCATATGATAATTTTTTTGATAATGCAAACGGCACATCATTTGAATTAATGGCGGAAAAAGGTGTTGTATTTCCAATGATTGATATACCATACCTGATTGTTAAAGATGATGTTTTAATGAGTGGTTTAACAATTGCAATATCATTGTACACCATGACTGATGCATTAGTGCAAAGTGTAAAGGATTTGGTTACAACCGCATCAAATATTATTGAGGCATCAACACCCAATATTGGTTTACCGCCTGCACCGCCAATTGGGGAAATAATTACATTGGCATTGAAATTTGTTGCACAGGCCGTTTATACTGCATCATTATTGGTTGCGGTGATCAAATTGGCCCAACAGATGTTTGAATTGTTGTTTCCAAAAGTTAGATATTACAAAGGTGCAACGGTAAAAAATTTAATACAGGCAGGATGTACATATTTAGGGTACACACTTAATTCATCACTGTTAAATTCCATCAGTAATTTGGCAATAATGCCAGTGCCATTAATAAAGGAAAAAAAATCTGTTGTTGATTACATTGAAAATGATTTAAATTTTGCATTTACAAAAGGGTATCCAACGGCACAGGATTCAACACCAACAGTTGGATCATTAATTGATGCGGTTGAATTGATGTTTAATGCACGAACACGTGTATTCAATGGTGAGGTGCAAATTGAACGCAGGGATTTTTGGAGTGGAAACACACCAAACAACATTTTGCCTGCATTAAATATGCAGGATGACATGCAAACAGAATTTGAATACAACACGGATGCCATATGGAAACGGTTGTATATTCATTATCAGGTTGATTATGCAGATTTTCACACTGTTGATTTTTTTGATCCAACAGATGCAGAATACAATACAGAGGCATTAAACGTAATAAATCAGGATTTGGTTTGCATAAAAGGTTTGAATGATGTAAACATTCCATTTGCATTGGGTGTGCGTAAAAACAATTTAAACTGGATTGAAGAATTTGCAAAGGGATTTTTTAACGTTGTTGATAATATTACAGGCATTTTTGGCGGTGGCACATCATTTGTTTCACAGATCACAAACCGTATTGGAGTTACACAGATTGGCCAACAATTTTACAGTAAAACAAAAATATTGTGGCAAATTGGCGGAAAACAACCATCAAATTATGTTGATTTGATAGGTGCAAAGGGCCTGTATGATAATTATCATTATATAAATCAAATACAATTAAACGGTTATAAAATAATAAATGATGCACCGTTGCGAATGACAACCGCAGATTTTGTAAATTTGCTATACAACAATTTTGCCGAAATAAACGGAACAAACTGTGAAATTATTAAAATCCGTTTTAATAATGAAACATCAAAGGCGGTTATTTCCTACAAAATACCGTTTGATTATGCCAGTGGCAAAGTAATAACAACAGTAATAAATGATTAAACATGGATAATAAAACCAAAAAAATAATTGATGAAACAAATAATATCATTGGTGATTTATCAAAAAATTTAAATAAGTTGATGGCCCAAAGTAATAACGCATTAAATAATTTACCGCAGGATCAACGTGATCAGGTTGTAAAACATCAGGCCCATGTAAATAAAATCATGAAAACAATTAAAACAGGTGATATTGAAAAAATCCAACAAATAATAAATAGCCATGCCAATACAAATAGTTGATCAAGATTTTGAACGTTATGCATTTAATGATGTGTATAATCAATACACTGCAAATGCAGGTGATGATGTGGAGTGCCAATGGAATATCCGTACACAAATGCGTGTATCCAGTATTTCAAATCCATTAACACGTGATATTGCATTGAATCAAATCACATCACCTGCCATTTCATGGATTGATGAGGGTTTCAGAACAGGCAACAAAGTGAGAATACAAAAATGGAGTGCAACACAATTGGTGTACACGTATTATGCATTTGTTGAATATGTTGATGATCAATTGTTGGATTTATCAGGGCCTGCATCACAATCATGGTATGATGCAGGTGCAGGTGAACAAATTGTTATTGTTGTTGTAAATGGTGATAATACAGTAAAAGAATACACCAATTTGGAATTTATGATGAACAACAGTTTATCAGGGCAACAGGGCAACAGTTTGAGTTTGATTGATGGTGAACAAACACGTGTAATATTTGAAAATTTGGATCAAATGGTAACAGGGCAACCATTATTTGGTACGTTTATACCAAATCAATCAGGTGGGTTTTTGCGTTATTGTACACTAACAAAGGGTTTTAATACATCTGATGATTTTATTTTTTACACAATGCGTGTAATACATTGCCCTGTTTCTGCATATGATGAATCATGGTTTTTGGCATCCAGTAGTTTAAAAGTATATGCAGAATGGAATTTTACACCGCAACCAAATGATCCATTTCCGCCTGCACAGGTTGTTTATGATGAAGTTGCAAACACTGGTTGGTTTAATCAACCTTTTGGCAATAGCACAACAAATTCATCATTGTTGCAGGGTATTGATGAATTGGATTACTGTGTGCCATCTGTACACACAATAATATTACAAACCAATGTTACAAACGCATCAAAAATTGCATTTGGTGCATGTTACATATCAATTGATGATACATATTACAAAAACAGGCCTGAAAATCAAAACAATCTTTGCATGCTTGTCAGGCAATCAGATTTGGCAAATCAGGTATCAGTTTTATCATATCCAAATCCTGATGGTGCAACCTATCAAATTGTAATTAACAATGTTACAATACAAAACGGTGAGGTTTCTGTTACATTTACATTTGCACCATCACCTGAATTTAACACGTTTATGGAAAACAGGCAGGATGGTGATCGTTTGATGTACATTTATTTTTGTGTTGATAATGTTAATTTTTTGGTATTTGGTGATCAAATGAAATGTGATCCGCCAATTGGCGGTGAATTGGGTTTAACAACCAATTTTGGTTTTTTAGATCATGGGCAAAACATTACACAAATTGGTGGATCAAAACAGGGATTTGTTGCAAATACAGAGGATGATTGTGCATGGTACGGTACGTTTTTATTGGATAATGATCAGATTTATGATAATTTAACGTGTGAAATTGAGGTGTACAACGGAACATCACAGGATGATTTTTCATTGCAATCATCACAATTTTCATTTGGCGGAATACAAATAAACAATTCAGGGCAATATTTAATTGATGAAACATTGCCAATTGTTTCAACATTGCCATCAAACAGTGCAAAAATAAACGCATTATTCAAACGTGTGCCATCAATGGATACGGCAACACAATATGGTGTATCTGTTTATTATCCATTTTTATTAAATTGGCAATATTGGTTGGAACAACAAAATGCATCAACCGATTTTTACCCAACACAAAACAGGAATTGGGAACAATATGATGATATTCCTGCATGGGAAATACGTTTTAAAATATCATTGATTAAAGATGGATTGGCATACATAAACAGTAACGTGATCCGTGATTTACCATATGATTCATCAACGGTAATTGATCAAAATATTGATTTATTTATTGAGGCAACAGGCCAATTGGTGCAGGTTGTTGCAATTGGTGAAATGATGCGTGTTGTGGCAACACATACAATTAATGATGGCCGTGCATGGGATCCAAATGATACATGGGGAATGATCACGGTTGAACCTACACAATCAACACCACGTACAATTTGCAGTTCCGTTTTACCTTTTGATAATGATTTATCAAATTCATTACGGCCAATTGATGGTGTACAGATGGTAATTACATATCCATCACAAAACATTGCAAAAATGGAATGTTTTTTTGATCCTGATATTATTAATTTATCAAATGGTGTTAAATTTACAACAAAAATAAAAGGATGCCCAACAACATTGGATACAAACGGCAAACGCACAACGGATGGAACGTTGAAAACAACAACAGGAATAAACAGTGAAATTAAAACATTAGCAAATTAAAAAAATAAAGTTATGGCAGAAATACACAATTATCAAAACGAGGCAAACATTTTTGGGGATGATGATTTTTATGATATTGATTTTTATAACGGTACAGGTTATGAAACAAAAAAAATCAAAGGATCCACAATAAAGGCAGGAATTATTGCATCAGTTCCTGCACCATCAGTAAAAACAATTTATTCTGAAAATGATGATGTTGCCAGTGATAGAACAATAAAAGGTGTTGCAGGGCAATTTTTTTTCAAAATGGTTGATTTTTCAACATTTGAATTTACTGCACAAAATGTTGAATCTGAATGTTTTAAAATAAATGTACCCACAGGTGATACATTTACATCATTTGTGATTGCAAACAGTGCAAACAACAATCCAATGTTTTCAATTGAAAATGGATATGTAAAAATAAACGACAAATACAGGTTGCCATTGGCAGATGGTCAAACAGGGCAAATTTTATCCACAGATGGTGCAGGATTGGCCCAATGGATTGATGCACCGCAAACAGGTGTAACATCAGTTGAATCAATAACAGGTGCGGTTGATGTACAAGGTGAGGGCATTATTGTTTCAACAAATGGGCAATCATTAGTTTTAACCAGTGAGGAATTAGTTGAGGGCCGATTGTTTGCACCAACAACAAACGTGCGTTTTTTTAGTGATAATGATATTGCATTGTATTACAATCCTAAAAAGGGTTTTTGGCAATTGGAAACAAAAATATTCAGAATTGGTTTAAAAGGGTTTTTTGTATATGTTACAAAAGATTGTGAAACAGTTTATCCACAACCATACGTTGAAACGTTTTGCAACATAGATAATACCGTATATGATATTTGCCCATTTAGTATTGCAAAACAAACTGAAAGTTACAGAATTTCCGTAACAGTAAGGCCACAATATGATGAATTGGTTGAAACACCATTGGCACCAATATATGAATGGAGTGGTTACGTTACAACGAATGAACAGGGGCCACAGATGGTATCAACGGTAACACGTACAGTTAATAATATGAAACAATTATAAAAAATATAAATCATGGCATGTTGCATAAATTTAACATATGAAATACAAGGGGTTGCGGTTACTGATGAATTAACAACCGCAGGTGTTTATGGCGGATCAGATTATTTTGAATTTACGATTGGCCCACAAACATATTTTATTTGGTACAATGCAACCGCAGGCCAATGGTTGATAAATGATTTGGTTGGGCATATAGCCAATACAACAATAATTGGTGGCACAAAAGAATACCCACAATCAGATTGTCCGCCAAACGGTGCAGGTGGGCAGGGCATTTGGGAATTGCCGAATGCAGGGAGTGTATGGGATAATTACATGATCACTGAATGTGTTGTTGATTGCCCATGTTTAAAATTAACAATACAGGCGGATGGTTTTCCTGAACAAACAATTATATCATACAATTATTTTATTGCAAATGGCCGTAAACATTTCCGTTTTGAGTATAACGGTATTCAATTGGTTATTTATTTCAATGGTGCGGAATGGCAAATTTCAAACTATTTAAATAATGGGCAAAACACAATTTATGCATTTTTAAAAAACAATGATACATGCCCAATTGCTGAATTTATAGTTCCGCCAAATTTGATAAAAAACGGTAATTTCAACAATGGCAGTGCAGATTGGGATGTTGGGCCTGATTGGGCCGTTGTAAACAACAGTGCGGTTGAATCAACAGGTGATGGATCAACACAGTATTTATCACAAAATGTTGGAATTGTAGTTGGTAAATCATATGAAATATCATACAATGTTATTACAAACACATTAAGTAATAACAGGTTGATAATGAGTGGTGCCAGTGCATTTCCATTAACACAGTTACCAATAAATGTTGGCCAAAATTCAGTTACATTAATATCAAATTCACCGCCATCATCAGGTTTTGATATTAGATTTGCAAATTCATCATCAAATATTAGCGGTGATATTGTTTTAACAAATTTTGTTGTTAGGGAGGTAATTGATCAATCTGATAATTGGAATGTGCCAAACAACAGTGCATTCAATAAGGTTACAACGTTAAAAACAGAGGGTGTGGATTGCCCAAATCCATGCCCATGTGTTGGGTTTATTTTCCATTTTCAAAATACACCATTATCACAACAGGTTGATATTACAGATACCGCAGGCGGTTACAATGGATTTGCATTTTGGAGTACACCAAATCCACAGGATCCAAACAAATGTTTTTACATTTGGATGTTTATCAATGAAAACGGTGGGTGTCAGTGGGCCGTATCATTGGATGAATGCAACAGTACAGATCCACGTAATGGTGTTGTATTGGCATATTTAGGTGTGCCAAATTACAATGAAAATTGTGATCCATGCCCATTTGGCCTGTACACAAACACAAATGAGGGGAACAAACGTTTTCAAACTGATATTAATATAATTAATTGTGCAGAAAATGAATGTGATTATTTAGAGGATAGAATTGAAAAATCATATGATGCAATTCAATTTCCAATTGTATTTGAGGAAGAAAACAAAGGATGGTTATTTTCATGTTGTGAAACATTTTTGGTATTGGCGGATCCATTCAGTGATGAATCATACAAAAATGATGTAAACAGTGCATGGTGTAAATTATCAGATCCAACAGATTTGGTTGAATTTAAATTGTACAAAGATGGAATTGAAACAAATTATCAACCAGTAAAAACACCATTTGTAAATGAGGCAAACGCATTTTATGCAACCATTCAATGGAAAGAAGTTTTACAAAATGAGGGCATTGGTTGTTACACATGGAAAGTTGAATATTCAATATCAGGGGTTGTTTCAAACTTTGTTTGGGGCATATATAATTTGAAACAATACACAATATCAAATGCAAATCAAACGGCACGTATTAGGGTTAAATTTAATTTAATTCAGGCCATTGAGGGCATTAATTTTAAGGATTCAAATGTTGAGGATTCATTGCGTTTTTATGGATACATTGGTGAAAGGCAACCAAACATGGAAATTGATAATTTAATTTATCAGGATAGAACAATGAAATCTGTGATCAGGCAAAATTTAAATGAATACACAATTACAACGGATCCTGCAATGGATGATATTACACGTAAAATGTGTGATTTATATTTATTATCTGAAAATGAAATGTTTATTTCAGATTATAACATTGTAAACCACAGTTACAGGTATCAGGATTTGCCTGTGATTGTTTCAAATACACCTGAAATAAATTATATTGATTTATCACAACGTAAGGCCATTGTAAAATGTGTTGTTTCTGATCGTACAAAAGATCAACGCACATATTTTTAAATTCATAACAATTGTTTAAATTTGTTAAAACAGAAAAACACACACAATGGATCAAGAAACGGCAAAATTTATTATAAGTATATCAGGCACATTGTTGTTGTTGTTATTATCTGCAATTGGTTTTTTTATTTCACGTTTAATTTCAGATGTTAAACGTACATCAATTGAAGTTGGAAAAAATAAAGGTAAAATTGAGTTGGTGCAACAACAACAGATGAATGATATAAAACGTATTGAGGAACGCACACGGTTGGAATTGCATACATTAACAACAAATGTTGGTGTTTTATCAGATAATGTAAATGAATTGGTGATTGCATTGGCCAAAAAAAATTTAAAATAAGATGTTAAAACGTGCATGGTTGTATATTAAAAAATTAATACGATCAAATTCGCCTGAATCATCAAAACGTTTTTTGGCCATTTATACAGTATTATTATTGGCAACATATGCGGTTATTCGTTACACTAATTCTGAAAATTTAACAACGGTACTGGCAGAATTGTTGGGTTTTGTTTTGGCCCTGATGGGAATTG